AATGTCCTGACCCATTGCTAGAGCAAATGGTTTAAGGGACATCCACTGTTCAAGTGTTTGTAAACGGATGCTAGGTACGCCCTCCAACCTGTCATTCTCCCTTTTTTATTACTAACCCCTTGGAGTGGCTATGACTAACCTCGTAACCCCACAAAAAGGTAAGCAGGAACTAGCATGCAACATCGATGTAGATTTTATGATCTATGGTGGTGCTCGTGGTAGTGGTAAATCCTACTTACTCAACATGTTACCTCTTAAATTTATTGAAGACCCTTACTTTAACGGCATATTCTTTAGACGACAATATGGGGAGTTAACAGGTGCTGGTGGTCTATGGCAGACAGCCAATGAAATGTACCCACAGTTTGGTGCAAAAGCTAATATATCGAACTTAAGGTATACTTTTCCAAGTAATGCTGACTTACGTTTTAGTCACATGTATACCGAGAATGACAAAGAATCCCATCGTGGTCTTCAGTATTCTTTCATAGGTTTCGATGAAATAAACCAATTCAGTAAGGAACAAGTAACGTTCTTGATGACGTGTCTACGTTCTAAAGCGAACATGAACTCATTCTGTGTTGGTACGGTTAACCCTGACCCTGATAGTTGGGTTTTGGATATTATAGAGTGGTATCTAGATGATGAAGGTTTCCCAGTTGAAGAAAAGTGCGGCACGGTTCGCTACTTCGTTGTTATTGGTGGTGATTTTGTATTTGGCGACTCCGAAGATTACTTCAAAGAAAATTACCCCGATTCGGTATATGTTACCAATCCAATCACAAAAGAAAAAGATTACATACCTCCTAAAACATTCACCTTCATAAATGGTAATGTGTTCGACAACCCTGCATTGATTGAGCTTAACCCTCGTTATGTGTCTGAGTTACAAAACTTACCAGACCATGAACGTGATAGACAGCTTTGGGGTAACTGGTATGCTCGACCAACAGGCGCTAACTATTTTCAGCGTAATTGGTTGATTGAAGTAGACACATTCCCATCTGAAGCTAAATGCTGTAGAGCATGGGATAAGGCAGCAACACAGCCTAACGAAAATAATAGGTGGCCTGACTATACGGCTGCTAGTCCAAAATTCTATATGAAGGATGGATATTACTACATTGTCTGGGATACAGAAGCTTCTATAGTTGACCCACAAGACAATGATAAAGATGTTAGAGGACGATTTAGACTTCGATCAGGTGACAGAGACCTTAAGATTTTAAGGCAGTCTCATCACGATGGTTTAGAATGTCATGTCGTCTTCCCAGTAGACGTAGGTGCTGCTGGTAAAATAGAATTTGAACATTCAGCTAAGCAGTTGACAAGGGAAGGTTTTGTGGTCAAGAAAGACCCAATGCCAACTAACAAAAGTAAGATCGTAAGGTTTCAACCTTTTGCATCTGCTTGTCAAAATGGTTTAGTCAGGATTGTACGTTCAAGTTTCCCAAATGATGCCACGTATGAAGCCTACATGAAAGAAATGGAAGCTTTTGACGGTGAACCTTCAACAGTATCGAGAAAAGATGATTGGCCTGATGCAACAGCATCTGCGTTCAATTACATCAGCAGGATGAAACAAATTAAAGATTTCGTCATACCTTCCATGGGTAGCTCGACATTACTGAACCAATTAAAGAAGACATTAAATGCCTAGAAAGCGCAGAGAAAGACAAGTAGCTGTCTACAAAAAAGGTAGTGTTCCACGTGGAACTTTATCATTAGAGAAGGCAGCTTCTAACGATCAAGCCGTGTCTCGTATGCAGCTTGGTGCTCAAGGCTACGATGGCCTTAGAAGTAACTATGGCCGTTTAGACGAGTTTGCTCACGCAGAGTTACGTTGGCCTGAGTCTATCTGCACTTACAAGAAAATGTCGTTAGATCCTACAGTTTCAGCTGTAAATAACTTCTACAACATGATGATAGCTCGTGCAGAGTTTGAGTTTAAAGCTCCTGTATATTCAGATGAGAAGCCTTTTAATCCTGAAGGTAAAAATTATACCAAGATCAAACTTGGCAACAGTTTATTTCAGGCATTGGGACATACCGTATTTATGGTTTCTCTATTGCTGAGAAGCTTTGGACAACTGTAAAGAACGGAAAGTATAAAGGGCGTAAGAAGTGGAAGTCGTTGGCACAACGTTCACAGGAGACTGTAGAGGCGTGGAGATGGGATAAGACTGATCCTGATAAACTGTCAGGTGTAGTACAGCGACCTACTTCATTCGATGTAGAGAGATACGGTACAAAGTATTCTGAGACTAAAGCCTCTCGTGATCAACGTACAATAGACAGAGGAAAGTTCTTGCTGTTCAGGTTTGATCCACAGAAGAATAGCCCACAAGGAACTTCGCCTTTAAATGGTTGTTGGGAAGCTTGGAAGTATTTACAACTCGTTAGAGAATACCAAGCTATCGGTGTAGCTAAAGATCTTGGTGGTATACCTGTTATTGGTTACCCAGTAGAGAAGCTTATCGAAGCAGCAGCAGACCCAAGTGGTGCAGCAGCACAGACATTAGATGCTATCAAAGCTAGTGCATCAGCATTGCATGCTGGTGATGAAGCCTTCGCTATCATGCCTATTGATTATGATGATATGGGTAAACCCCTCTACTCATTTGAGTTAAAAGGTATTACTGGTGGTGGTAAGCAATATGATACCTCTGAAGTTATACGTCAATATCAGAATGAGATTTTAACGTGTTACTCAGCATCAATGTTGAAGTTAGGCCAAGACTCAACAGGCTCTTTTGCATTATCTGACAACATGAGCAACCTGTTAGCGTTTGGTGTACAACACAACTTGGATATCATCTCTCAACAGATCGATGTTGACCTAATACCACAAACACTTGCTGTTAACGGATGGTTGTTTGAGCAAGAAGATATGCCTACATTGACTTATGGTGATATTGCTCCACGTGACCTTGATGAAGTTGGTAAGTTTATCCAAAGAGCTGTTACTTCAGGTGCTATGACCATTAGCAAAGGTTTAGATCAAGACCTTCGTAAGATCGCAGACCTACCGCAAGCTTCATACGATGAAGACGACAAGATACCTGAAGGTTTCTCTACAGCAGTAGAGTCTAACGCAGGTAAGGGTGACGGTACATCGGGGACTGGTTCATCACAGAATGCCTCTGGTGGTGACAACAACACAGAGAATAAATAATGTCTGAAAATATTAATATGACTCCCATCGTAAAGGCTGTTGATGAGCTTCAAAAAGAAGCAGTCTTTATCTGCTACGAACCTAACATAGCAGATGCACATGATGAATGGATGTCTAATGAAACTATTGAACGTGCATGCAGAAGTTTTAACGACTTCCTAGAGAAAGGTGTTGTAGTGCCAAATCTCTTTCATATGAAAAATGAAGGTGGCATTGCAGAAGAGACTGATTCATTTGTCATCAAGCAAAGTTGGGTCACACCTGTTGATTGCATAATCGGTGAAACAGAAGTTAAAGAAGGCACTTGGCTTGTTAAAGTTAAGTTCGAAAATGACACACTATGGCAGCTGTTTATGGATGGTGAAGTAAGTGGTGTGAGTATCGGTGCGAGAGGCAAGGTAGGTGCGTAATGGAACTTAAAGCAGAAAACGAAATAACAGAAGTAACTTTTGACTTTGAAGGTGCTCACTTAGCTTTGTGCCATAAGACACAAGGTTTTAGTGCTAACAATAAACCTATGCCTTTGTTGGTTAAGTCTGAAGAGTTTGACCTAAGCGAAGATGCTAAAGTTGCTATAACACAAGCTGTTGAAAAAGTTATGGGAGACCAGAACGAAGTTCAAGTAACAACAAGCTTATTCGACTTTCTTAGAAAGTGGTACAACCTATACTGGGAAGATGCAGATTCTTTATCCCGAATTCTTGGTTACTCAGGTGATGGCTACGAAGCCAGTGAGTATATCGAAGAAAGTATCGGTGGAGTAAAGTTATTAAAAAGTAAAGAAATTCCTGATTTAGCTAAAGCTTCAGACGAAGACGTTCTGGCATTAGCTGAATTCATGAAGTCTCATGTAGAAAAATTTGAAGACTTCGAAAAAAATTCATTATCTGAGGGCAACCCAGATGTGAAAACCGATCTGGATAAAACAGATCAAAAACCCTCAGAAGATAAACTAAAACAAACCCAAGGAGACCTCATGTCAACAGACGTAGAGAAACTTGAGAAAGCACAAGCAGATATTGAAGCATTGCTTACTAAGATGGCAGATTTTGAAAAAGCTGCCGTAGAAGCTCAGGCTGAGAAAGAAGTTATGCAATCTAAGGTAAAGGAATTTGAGAAAGCTGAACAAACTCGTGTTCA